CGTCAGTGCTCAGTAGGCCGCCAATGTAGGCTACGTGTGCGGTAAGCATCCAAAGCAGCAGCGTGCGCCGGGGAATATCCTGCACTGGGCTGTTGCTCAGATTCGAGAGGTAAATGCACGCCTCGGTGAAGCATGCGGCCAGCGTTACGTTATAGACAGCCGAAAACTCGGGATAACGGTTTTTGAAGTCCGTAGGTGAAAAAACTACGGCTCCCACAGTTAATCCTTGTCGCTGGCCTTGACGGTCTTCACGCCTTTGGCACGCTCGTCGCCGTCTTGTTTCATTGGTTCGAAACCGGTCTTTTGGTCTTTGAGTTCTTTGGCGATAGCCGCCGCATCAGGTGCGCTCTTTGAAATGAAAATCGAACCCGCCTTTAGTGGGGGAAATCTCTTGTTCACGACTGCCCATGCGTTCCAGAAGTCCTCGTCAACTTCGGTCGAGATGTGATCTGCGCCGATGATTGAGGACTTGTTCAAGCCTTTGATCTCAACCGTTTTGGTCGGGTCAGTCGGGTGATGAAGGACGATGCCATGAGGCAACTTGCATCCTACGGTTACTGTTTTTGCCATGTTGAATTTCCCCTTGTTTTAGATAAAGTACGGGAGCCGTAAAGCCCCCCGTTTTTTCGATCACGCGCCGAGCATCTGGCTCACAAATACGGGGCGGTATAAAACACATCCCCATGTACCCTGGCTCTTTTTTTGCTTAAAACTACTCGAACCCACCACGATCGGATGCGCCCGGAGCTTTTCGGTAAACGCGACCTCAAGCGTGGGCTGGCCTTCGATCTCGTCAGCGATCAACTGCACCAATTCACCCGATGCCGTGGTGTATTCAGGTGCGGTTTTCACGGTCATGTTGGGATAGCTCTTTTTCAAGATTTCGCCCACATTTGCAGAGGCCAGCGTAGTGACCTTGAGCAGCGCCACCTCAGCCAGCGGCGACATGGCCAGGGTCATTTTGGTGTCAAGCTCAACCAGGCCCTTGGCTTGGGTTTGGAGCTGGGTGTATAGCGCTGCGATGTCGGCAATGACCTCAAGCGCGGTCGCATTGGGCCATTGAGTCCCGCCGGCTGTTTTCGTAGCCGGGGTGATGGGTGCCGTCAGTGCAGGACTGTTCAGCAGGCCATAGTTTTGCAGGCCTGCGACGCCGAAGAAGTACGTTTTGTTTTGAAACTTGTTCAGCGTCAAAACCGAAGCGATATTCATCCGGTTGGCCCAGTCGATACGAGCAAGCCCAGCACGTTCCAGTTCACGTTCTCCCCATTGAGTCATCACTTGATAGTGATAGCTCTGGCGTTGCGGGAAATTGGAATTGACACCGGCCATGCCGTTTTCGCTGTAGTCGCCATACGACGAAGTCTCACCGGTGGACTCAACGACCGGGAACATCGCTGTTTCGGTAGTCCAGTCGCCCTTCTTGACCTCGCCTGCGATTTCAGCCGCCTTCATCGGAGAGACCAAAACTTCGATCAGCTTGGGGTCGATGTAGGTGGACAAGAAGGCAGGAATGCCGCTATTGCTGGTCGTAATCAGCGTCGGCTGGGCATCGCATGCGAAGCCGTCCTGGGCGAATCGCAGACCGTTGGCAGCGCCTTCGGCCTGAAAATCAACGCTCGGCTGGCCCATGAAATGGACCCCGGCGCGTTGCATAAGAGCTTGGAGAATTGGATTCATGATTTTTAGGCCCAAGTAGTGATTTTGACGAGTTCGCCGACCGCTGCGACTGATGCCGCCTTCCAATTGGCAAGTACCCCGGCGACAATCGTAAGCGTGGTGGACGCTGCGTAAGCCGTGGCTGGCAGGTCCAGGGTGTAAACCCCGACACCGCCCGGTGTACCGCTTACCTGCGATGTGAAGCTGGCATTTGACGGCAAGCCTGCACCAGTAACCGGGTCACCCACTGCGATGATGCCGGAACCGATTGCCGTGACGTTAACCACGTTACCGAAGGTCGTTACGCCGGTTGCGCTGGCCACATAGCCAGTACCGCGAGCGCTCATGGTGTAAACACCGGTATCGCCTGCCGTGCCGCTGACCTGGGTCGATACGGTCGCAGTGACCGGGAAACCAGATCCGCCGCTGATCGACTCGCCAAGGCTGATAAGGTTGGTTCGGACCGTGACCTTGACCACGTTACCGTAGCAGGTGCAGGTTGCTGAACTTGTGGTATTTGTGCCACTAATCACGTAAGTACCTGCACCGCCTGGGGTACCACCGGTATCTTGCGACACGATGGTTTGAGCGCCGCTGATTCCTGATCCTGCGACTGTATCGCCGATTGAGATCAGGCCGGTGACCGCCGTCACATCAATGCGCGTGGCATCCAGTGTATGAGCGCTTGCCGTGAAGGTCGCGCCGAGACTGGCTGTATTCGTAGAGCCCATCGCACCGGTTACGCTGGCACCTGTTGCCGCTGCGCCCATCGTTGCCGAGCCGTCGCCGTAGGTGGCGTAAATCGCTTCGCCAATGGTGCTAGAGCTCGGTCCCGAGTTGTTCACCCAGAAGTCGCCGCCGTTATGCAGGATCACCGGGAAGCCGACCGGAATGACGTTGCTTGCCTCGGCCGGGTACTGACTGATAAGCGCTTGCTGTTCTCGGTGTACGAAGCCAGCCGGGGCGGCGGGTGCCGTGCCGTAGTTGTGGACCGTACGTCCGTCAGTGTCCAGCCATGCGAATTTGCCCACTGTCACACCACCGGCACCAGCGACAAAGCCTCCAGGTCCAGCGAGCACGACAGTGCGCGGATTAGCAGACGCGAAGTCCCCAGCAACCGCTGGGGCAGGCGTCGAGTTTACGTTTTGTTGAAAGCCCATGAAGGTGCTCCTTATGCGTTACGAAACCGGGCAGCGCCGGGGAACTGCTTTTCCAGACTCGCGCTATCTTGAGCAACACGCGGGGCGGGAGTGGCAGACTGGGAAGCGGCAACCTTGAACAAGGCACGCAGCGCGGGGGCGCTGTCAATGTCCGTGTGGTCGATCTTCATATGGTCGAGGGCGAAGCCGTAAACCGCGCATGCCGAGTCCATGCCCAGCACGTCACCGACAACAGGGCGCACGTCGCGGCGGGCACCCTCGGCTTCGAGCAGTTCTTTGCGCAGGCTATCCATTGCGGCTTTCACATCTTCTTCTTTCATATCTTTGTCCTTTTCGTCAGCAGCGGCCACTGGTGCGCAACATGCGCATGCGGCCTCAATCGTTTCGTCATCGACCTTGCCAGCCAGCAAAGCACGGAGCTTTTCAGCGGGTGAGCCGTCAGCAGCCGCAGCCGGGGTTTCAACAGGCTTGGGATCTTGTTCAACGTCCAGAATGGCATCAAGCACGGCATCCAGCTTGGTGGAGTCAATCGACGCATCCATGACGATAAGTTTGGCTTTCACGTCATTTGAGTCGAAATCCTTGCGAGCTGCCGAGCCTACCAGTTCAGGCAGGGCGGAATCCGCTGCCAGAACAGGCGAGGCCGCGCACAGTGCCGCAAAAAGGGCCTTGCCCAGTTTTGTCATTTGCATTGCGGTTTCCTTGAGTTGTAAAGCGTGGTTGGACTTATCTGCGGCCAATACATCGTCGAGAATATGTTCATCGAGGCCAAGGGCAATAATTGCTTCCCTCGGGCTTTTATATTTGGCTTTGAGCGCATTAAGCAGTTTCGGCATAATGGACTATATTGTGCGAATACTTTTTGATATTGTCAACCATAGCAGATTCTCGGCACTATCGGCAACGGTAACATCAGGTCCGGCGCGGCCAAATTCGACAAGTGCCAAGTGGTTGCCTTGTATCTCTGTCATGCGCCCATCGTAGGGCTGACCTTCAAAACTACCAGCCTCGAAAACGGGTACGTATCGATAAGCGCACGATAACTCGGCCACCTGATCGGTCTCGATACCTGCTATGGCAGCGGCGTCCCATATACAGATATCAGCGTCAAGATATGGCGAATTGAATGATATGTCTGAGCCGATTGATCCTACTATCAACTGTTTTAGCTCTGGGTCTTCTGCGACATTCGCAACAGTCAGCGGGATGTGTTTTGAGAGTACCGGCAACCGTGCGAAGGTTGAAGCGCCACGCTCCAATTCAGCCGGGTCACGTAATAGCCGGTAAATCTTGTCCGGGTCGATACCCAGTGACTCATAACCGGGAATCTCATTGCCGAGATACTGGCAGATATTCGCTTTGCTGATATGAGACTTTTCGACGTGCATCCGTCCATCGGCATCAATCCGGCGGGCGCTGCGGTCAAAGGCTAGTATCGGCATGCTCAGATTATGGCATACCCTTTGGTTCAAATCAAAATGGAAGTATTGGCCTCGATGTGCATCTGCAATGTGGCAAGTATCCTGGCTGGATAAACTCGCCAGATATTAGGCATCCCTCTGCGATATTGTATTTCCTGCCGTTCGCCGCGACGTGATCGGGCCGGGGAACCTTGCCAGCGTGGGAGTGATGCCAAACGGCCATTGTCATGCCGAGTTCTAATTGTCTGGTCCGGTTCACAGTTGCATTGGCTTTGTTACTTTGGTCGATTGCAATAAACTCTGCTCGGTGACTTGCGCTCGGGTAAAGCTGTTTCAATTCCGTGACCATCGTATGCAGATCCCGACCGGCGCTGTACGAGCGCATCACGATACCCTCTACCTGCTGCAAATACTGAGCCGGTATCGAGCGGATCAGGCCAACATTCTCCAATAGCGAAGCGGTGAAGACGTCCTTTACAGCTGGCGTCATTTTGAACTCAACCGCCCATCCTGATGCTTTGAGTGCCTGCCGGAATGCCGAATCGCTGGATTTGAACATGCCCTGCAAGTATGCCTCTGCTAACTTCGGCGCGGCTTCATCGAATCTGTCAATCCAGCGTTTCCCCAGATTGTCCAGCACTCGCTTGATCTGAGCCGCTGGGCTGTACAGGGATGCGTACTCTTGCATTGACTTTGCACGGTCGCCGGGTTTGGCATCCTGCGCCACTAGCGCGGCCATGCGCGGCGGTTCCTTGCGGTAAGCTGCCGTCAGCCAATACTCGATGCTGCCATGCATTTCGGCGATTAGGCGTTGCAGGTCGCGGCGGTACTTGTCGGCCACGCCTGCATTGGCACGGACTGGGCGGGTGACTTTAGTCTTCGTTGCCATGTGGATTTGTCTTGTGCTCCATCTTCTCCAGAACATTATCAGAAAACTCAATTGCTTCGCCCATCGCTTCGTCTTCGCTTTGACCTTCTGGTGTAATGTCAATCCACTCCTCTTCGTCATCATCCCATTCTGTTATGCAGAGTTTCATTTTTTACCCTCGATGATTTTATTGAAAATAATTCCCAAGTGCTGGGATGCATCCTACGCTCTCCAGCTTCATATTGTTGCCACGTACGCAGCACGGTTTCAATCCGCGCCCGGCATCAATGCCGGGCGATCCTGGCACCGATAGTGGG